CTCCACACTTTCCCTCTCCTCTTACTCTATTTGACGATGGGCTTCCAGGCCATCGTCGCCCTGAGTTTACGGGCGACTTTATGCACGGAACTCTCAGAATGAGAGCCTTCCGACCATGCATTGGCCGAACGCCAACTACGTATATAGTGATAATTATCATCAATATACATAGTCACGTCGTGAGACGTACGTGGCGTAAGACCCTTGACTTCCATCCTAAACAGACTCGGGTTGAACCGGGTCCGAAGATGGGAGTTGTTGGGGACAATCGAATAAAGTTCAAACGGACCAGGCTTAGATGAAAAACTAAGCCCGTTGAACTTCCTAGAACAATTGAATAGTGGATGATGCAAGGCGACTCGACGAAGAGCCTCCCCGCAATTCCAGTACCCCATCGTCATAGCGAGATTCGAATTGTCAACTACGCTCGAGAGGTGGCTTAAAGATAGCCCCTTCTCGCTGAGCACGGGCAACTTCAATCGGAAGGGAGTGACGTCGTAACCAATAAAATGGTACTTTCCACAACTCTCTCTAACAGGAGAGTCAGGAGAGACGAAACTCTTACCCCAATTGACAGAAAATCCGAGCTCGCACAAAGCGTTCATGGTGTTTGACGTCATGCGCACATCAGCGATGATATCGTCACCATAGACTGTAGGGAGGTGGAAACGGTTATCAATCACACCCCAAAAGTTAGGGGAATGAGTGAAAATGTCTTGAGGACGTATTTCTAAGTCGTCAAGACAACCGATCTCTCTATAGTCAAGTGCGTACGTCTGGCATATCCCGATGTAAAGTAACACACCGAGGTAGACCATACACTGTATCGGAAAACACAGACTACTTCCCATAGGAGCGAACTTCATAATATCGAAGTTATCTCCATTGGGCAACTCAACTGAGGATGACCGAGAAGCAGAGAGGTGGAAAGAAATGTGGGGCGGAAAAACCGCCTTAATCAAATCCCACCTTACGCTGTCGGAAGCCGCGGATAGGTCGATTGTGGCAGTGCGTCCGGTATAACTACCGAACATGCTACCAGACCGATTCAATCCTTGGTCACTCAACCTGACACATCTTTTTATGAATGTGTGTTTGGTAAAGTGATGCTCCAGTTGAACTCTCAGCCCTTGCTGCAACCATTGGACCGCTGTCGGCTCCATACATATGGATCTAACAGACTTATAATCCTTTGGCACGAACATGAGCCGAGAGGGACGTAGTGTACGCGCAGAGCCAGTTGATGAAGCGAAAAGGAGAGGTAGTACAGAGGTGACGCTGTCATAAAATCTACGGTGATTTCCATCGTAGATATTCACGATTGCGTCGCCAATGGTGCGGGTCAGTACCAAATTTTTATCTTCGGCACTAACCACCCCTCTTTCACTGACAGCCCCATTCCCATGACTGGGAAGGATATCTCTAGAAAATTTAAAGCCACTAAATAAGTGGCTAAAGATCTTCTTAAGGTTAGGTGCCCAAACGGGCAACTGGCTGTCTCGCATAGTAATTTCCCTTTGAGTCCATTCGCATAAGGCGGTGGACTCAAATTGATCATCGACGAACCCATTCTTCTTGGCAAACGTCAAGAAGGACAGGAGAAATCGTAGACAAGCTGGGGAACCTGTTCTATAGAATTCAAGGTACTCCCGAAAAACGGGGGTGCGCTTGAACGCAGGAAGAAACGGGCTTACTATGGCTCCCTTCGAAATCCTGAGACCAGTTAACATTTGGTCGCAGAGGCTCGAATAAAAGGAAACTGTCGAGCGGAAAGCACACAAATCTCCAAGAAAACGGAGAGAAGCGCGCCTAGGCTTAACAGGATCCAAAGGAGAATCCATCAAAAGACTAACCCAAGCCGAAATAGTGACCAGAACTTGAAATTTGTTATCGTTCTGGCCTAGATCAGTAAGGGGGTTGTCTAGGTAAAAAGCATCGAGGTTGATACTTTCTCCTAAACTACGTGAGGATGTCCTCACGCACGGTGTGTACATTAGTCACTTTGGACAGCGATATCCGTGACTCCGAATTTCAGGGAGTCAAGGTTACCGGTTATGAAGACGCCCGCATCAGTTGGGAAAACCCAACTGAATAGGTTCGTCAACAATCCGAAGAGATCTGCACTATCGGGAACTGCACTACCAGGCATCGACCACGCAAGCGTGGCCGTGCATGGGAGGTACTCATCCAAATCAACGTCAGTGTCAAGGTGGCGCACATAAGTGCTAACCTTAATACTGACATTAACTCGGCTGGCCGTAGGTTGGGGATAATGCCCCACACGGACAGTCATAGGGTGAATATCATCTCCAGCAACACGCTGGAATACAGTTTCCCGACCACCATTAGCTACCACAGCTGTGTCTATCACGGCGAAATTCGCCATGTTAGCCGGACTCCAACCGGGGTCCGTGGTAGTTGTGACGTTTACTTCATCAATATTGATGATAGAACGTACGAGAGTCATTTTGTATCCGCCTTTCGCGAAATACGCGACTGGTAGCTACACGGTGAGTCCGTGTTGGAAGCAGAACCAGAAGGACATTACCTTGTTAAGAACTTCCACAGCAAAGCTGTAGGGGTCTCCCAGGACGGGAGGCTCCCAGAAGTCCAATAAGGTAGTTTAGTAGGGCCTGGAACGGGAAGTGTAGTCATAACTGCCCGAGCATACAGCTGATATCCAAGCTCTTTCTCAATGGTCTCGTTGTCGAAGGACATGCCAATAGGCAGATCCATAGAGCTCCACGGGGTTAAAACCGTGGTACTGTGCACAGACAACTGGCAGTTCATGCCAATCATCATTGCAAAACGCTCTACCTGTTGTTGGCGGGTTCCTAAACCAGTGAACCAATCAACGACAAAGCTGAAGGGAACGAGTTCCCATAGCTTCGACAACGAAGGTAACACACCAATTGCATCAAGACCAATCAAACCGGATAGGAATGAGTCAGGGGCAATACTGACCCTGATCTTAGACCTATTACGGACATATGAAGGATTATAGAAACCCCATATGTCTTCCGGGATGACAACCTCAACGCTACCCCGATACTCCTTTTCCGCGAAGACCTCATCAAACAGGAACAAGTCCAAAAGGGCCTTGCTCTTGCGCGAGACTGTCTCCGCATCTCTGAGTAAAGGGGCAATACCAAAGGAGTAGATCAGACGCTGATCAGCCAGTAGATCGAGTATATAGAACAGCAGGGGTAACCCTGTGCGTGTTCCAATACTGCGAACCTTTGAGAATAAGGCTCCTACTGATATGAGAGCGCCGATGTCGTTCAGCTCGGCTAAATACTCGAGCAGATTGAGCGACACCCCCTGCCACATCTTGGAGACAGCATCCTCAGAAGAGAATGCCATCCCCGTGAAAGTGGAAGGGTAGATCTGGAAACTCGCGTCCCGAAACCTCGCATAGGAAGTCGGAGACCTGTACGTGAAAGAATTATCCACGTGCAAGCCAACGACAAGCGAGACGTCGGGCACTGAAAGAACATCTCTCGCAAGAAACAGCGAGAGAGGTTCATGCGCTTGGGGCAGTAAACCACCCCAAGAACTCCAATAAGATAGGTCGGACGGTCCGCGAGGATCGTAAGACAAGTCAAGAGAGGAGCCAGGCGGAAGCCACGCAGAAGCGTAAAGCGAGTTTCTATTTTCCAATGTACAGGATACCAAAGAGTCAAAGCCGACAAACTCGTGGATATCTCCCACAAAAGGAAGATAAACTAGAGCTGGTCGGTAATAGACGCCATAATATCCTACCGAAATCCAACCATCATTTCTAATAGCCCACTGGTGAGTGGTAAAAGAAATGGCGCGTACAACGCCGTCGACAATCTCGGGAGAGACGTCGAGGATCTCACTGTAAGTGAGATACTGCCCCGATACTATCGGGCCAACGTTGTATGATGCTGACAGTATTCCTGCCAGATCTCGCGTCCAAGACCCTGAATATTCAGGCCCCGAGGAGGGGTCTGAGTAAACAAGGTATGGAATGGAGTCGAAGGGCGATACCACCTTAACCGAGCTAACATAGGTCGGATCCGTCGAAGGACGAAGCCAATCGGTTGTTAGTCCGGAAAAGGAGGAATTGCCTTTCAAGTTCAGATGGAATACCTCATTCTCAGACTTGAGATTGGGGTATAGAGTAGAGAAGTTGAATCCACTAAAGAGGCCACGTAAGTTATTAATATACGTGGACCACCTCTTAATGGGTTCACTAAACGAATCTGTGCCTGGCTTAAAACCAAGCACTCTACCTGAACTGGTTTCGGAGCGTACTCCCGTAAGCTGAAAGAGGGGGTCGATCACAAAAGGATCGATTTCTAGTCGATGAATTAAGTCGACTAGCTCTAAATGAGCCCCATAAGTAGGAGGAGAATTAACCCTCCCACAAAGTGTTACTTGACCAGGATCAGCTACTGAATACGTGTACATAGAAAACCTCCAAAATAAAATTGATGGATTAACCTAGACAGGGCGTGAGCCC